TGATTATCCTAGACGATGTGGTGATGAACGCAAATGCCCACGAGTGGGAGAAGCAAATTGAATGGCTTCAAAAAGAAGTTATCACCCGACTGGGTCGGCACGGAAAATTACTTATTGTAGGAACCCGTGTCGCACCTATAGATCTCTATAAGATGATTAGAGACCCAGGTCAATGGACTGGTGGTAAATCCCCGTTCACTTACTTTAGTCAACCAGCAGTATTAGAATTTGATGAGTCACCTGGTAATTGGAAAACCTTATGGCCACAGACAGATAGGCCCGAGGGGGAACAAGATGAGGCAGACGAAAACGGATTATACACAAAATGGGATGGACCCTCACTATTTACTAGAAGGTCTGAAGTTGCTCCGTCGGTCTGGGCTATGGTCTACCAACAAGAGGATGTCACACACGACTCCATCTTCTCACCTACCAGTGTTGCAGGATGTGTCAATGGAATGCGAAAGAGGGGACCTCTCAAGGCTGGAGTACCTGGCCATCCAAAACACATTGATGGCTCTTATACCGTTATCGGCCTCGACCCTGCTATGGCAGGAGCCACAGGAATAGTTGTAGTAACCTACAACCGTGCTGATGGTAAGGTTTATGTTTTAGATTGTGTTAATATGACTGACACAACACCACAAAGAATTCGAGATCTGATAGAAGAATGGGTTATCAAATACAAACCCCAGGAGATCCGAATAGAAATTAACGCCCACCAGAAGGCTTACGCCTTAGATGATGATCTACGCAACTGGTTGGCTCAGTATGGCTGTACCCTTAACTCTCACTTCACAGGTAAGAACAAATGGGATACAGGATTCGGTGTAGCCTCTATGGCTGCATTGTTTGGGACCACAAGAGATTCTCGTTTCCAAGATAATAATCTGATTGAACTTCCTTCTAATGAAGGCTCTGAGGGCTTGAAGTCCTTAGTACAGCAATTGATTACTTGGAAACCTGATACCAAGAATCCTACCGACTGTGTAATGGCTTTATGGTTTGCCATTATCAAAGTTCGTGAACTTATGCAAAAGTCATCTTATGCTACTAAGTTTGCTAATAACCGTTGGGCAACTAGAGCACAAAAAGAAAAAAGATACGGAATTAATTTAGACGAAGCCTTTGCAGAGCAATGGGCTGAAACATATAACTGATAGGACACAATGGCTTTATCAATTGAGCAAGTAGCAGCACGGGTTCAATCCTTACGCTATAGAAGCACAGAGCGCGATGGTCGCAACCTTGACGTTCTTGCTGTGCGTAGAGGTAAAATTGCTGAGGTATATCCTAACTTTTTTCCAGAGGGCGTAGACGCTAACGTAGTAGCAAACTTTATTGACATAGTAGCCCGTGACCTTTCTGAGGTTATGGCTCCACTACCTGCAGTTAACTGCTCTGCTGCTAATCAGGTATCTGATCGTGCTAGAGTCTTTGCTGATAAGCGTACTCGTATTGCTAGTAACTATTTCTCAAACTCTGACCTATCAGTACAGATGTACTCAGGCGCTGACTGGTATATAACCTACGGCTTTGTTCCGTTTATTATTGAATTAGATGAAGATGCAAAACTACCTCGTATTCGTTTAGAGAATCCAATAGGATCTTATCCAGAGTTTGACCGCTATGGTCGTTGTGTTGCTTTTGCTAAACGCTATGTACTTACCCTAGGTGAGTTAGTAAGTCAGTTTCCTGAGTTTGAAAGAGAACTATTAGGTCAACAAGGTTATACCCAAGATTTAAATTCACAGATAGAGATGATTCGTTATTACGATAAAGACCAATCAGTCATCTATGTACCAGCAAGACAAAATTTAATACTATCTCAGGCTACTAACCCACTAGGTAAATTAATGGTTATTGTTGCCCGCAAGCCATCTATTGATGGTGAGTTACGTGGACAGTTTGATGATGTATTAGGAATTCAGTTACTACGTAATCGTTTTGCTTTACTTGCTATGGAGGCTGCAGAGAAATCTGTTCAAGCACCAATTGTACTTCCTAACGATGTACAAGAACTACAACTTGGTGGAGATGCGGTTATTCGTACATCTAATCCAGCAGGTGTTCGAAGAGTAGAACTTACATTACCACAAGGTGCATTCACTGAGCAAACCTTACTTAACCAAGAGTTAAGAGTAGGAACTCGTTATCCAGAATCAAGAACTGGAAATGTAAGCGCCTCTGTTGTTACTGGTCAGGGTGTACAGGCTCTTATGGGTGCCTTTGATACACAAGTTAAATCAGCACAAGCAATCTTTGCTGCAGCACTTCGTGATGTAATTGGTCTTTGTTTTGAAGTTGATGAAGTACTTTACCCTGAAGAAAAAACAATTCGTGGTGTGGACTCAGGTTCCCCATATGAGATTACCTACAAACCAAGCAAAGACATTAAGAATGATTACTCAGCCGATGTTAGATACGGTATGCTTGCTGGTCTTAACCCAGCACAGGGTCTTATCTTTATGCTACAGGCCCTTGGTGGTAAATTAATATCCAAAGATATGGCTATGCGTGAGTTGCCATTTACCGTTAACGTAACTCAAGAATTAGAAAAAATTGAAATTGAAGATATGCGAACTGCTTTACTAGGTTCACTAACAGCATATACACAAGCAATACCACAAATGGCTACACAAGGCCAAGATGCATCTGATGTAGTAAGAAAAATTGCTGCGGTAATCAAGGCACGCCAAAAGGGACAGGCATTAGAAGATGCCATTGAGGCAACCTTTGCGCCACAGCAACAGGTTCCTCCTGCTGGTGCCTCTAATCCTTCGGTTGAGCAAACGTCCCCTGCTCCCGCTGGTGCTCCAGTAGGAGGCTCTCCATCTCCTGAACAGGGTGGACCACAATTACCACCACAACAACAGCAAGTACCAGACATACAAAGTCTTTTATCTAGCCTAACATCAAGTGGTGCAGCAAATTCAAGTGTGAGAACTATTCGCCGAAGATAATTAAGTAGGGGACAATGACAGCAATAGTTGGTGTACAGGGTAAAGGTTGGGCTGTCTTAGCGGCAGACTCAATGACTACATATACAGATAGACCATACCTTGCTAAAGGTTGTGACAAGATAGTTAAAATTGGTGAGTATCTGATTGCAGTAGCAGGTGATGCTATAGCAGGAGATATTCTTAATAACTTATGGCAACCGCCTAAGGTAATTAAAACTCAAGATCCAGATCGTTTTATGATGATTAGAGTATTGCCATCTATAAAGCAAACTCTAACTGAGGCAGGGTATGACCCAGCACCAAAGAATAAAAATGATGATGATTCTGGGTGGGATGCTTTAGTTTGTTTTAATGGAAAGTTATATCAAGTTAGTGATGACTATGGATATATGCGAGATGATAGAGGATTTTACGGAATAGGTTCTGGTGGAGCATTAGCCCTTGGTGCATTAGTATCAATGGAGATTGAAACTAAAACACACGCTAAGGCAACATCAGCGGCTAAGAAAGCAATTAACGTAGCAATTCAGTATAACATTTGGTGTGGTGGGACAGTTAATATCAAAACTCAATTTACTAAGTAGGAGGAACAATGGCTGGAGTTAAAGGAAAAAGTGGCGGTGCTAACGGCGGACCACAATATAACCCAATGAATGTTTCTGGAACTGGTGGTAAGGGACAATCTGGAACACAGGCAGCAAAATATTATTCAGGATTGCCTTATGGACAAGGTCAAGCAATGTTAGAAAGTCAACGCGCTGCACCTATGGCTGGAACTACTACTGCACCATTAATGAATCCTATAGATTCCTTTCCTCAAGCAACACCATTTTCTGAACCATCAACAATGCCTAACGTTCCAGTTACCGATGGAGCAGCAATAGGTGCTGGCGCTGGTGCTGAAGCATTGATGTTACCAAAAGAGCAAGATAATGATGTTGAAAAACAGAGACTACTATCTTACTTACCAGCCTTGGAGGCAGCAGCACAAAGCCCAAATTCTTCACAAGCATTTCGTAATTACGTGAGAATTCTAAGGGCTAATCTTCTATGAGTGATAGAGAAGCCGCACAAAGAGCGTATCAAGATATGCAGAAGTCAAAGAATCCTTCTGCCTTTGATACTATGGGTGCATTTAATAATTATTATGCTGGATGGAATGTTGACTCTTCCAAGTCTCTAGCGCTGGATATGGGAAGATATGTTCCTGCAACAAATAGAGCAGAGGCTACCGCTCAATTTAATCAGTCTAAAACTCCAGTTACAGGTGATAATAAAACTTGGTGGCAGAGAGCATTTATAGGAATAGAAAAAGCCTATAACTTTACAACTCAAACAGTATCTTTTGGTTTGACGTTGCCTGAAAAAAATAATCCTATATGGAAAGATGAATTTTCAATAGATAAAGTTAAAGAAGCCTGGGACAAATCTAGAGATATATCTGCTGGTCGTTCTATTATGAGAACTGTTGTGGGTAGACCACTAGATGAATTAGAGGGAATCTTTAGTGGTATAGCAAAGACTGTAAGTTTTGGTAAACTATCTGGTGCTGACAAGTTCTTGCAAGAGCACGTATTATTTGCTGCCAATGACTTTGATATCTTTAATAAGAAGCAAAGCGAAGAAGCATTTCGTGAGCAAAATATTGGACGCTTTACTTCATTCGGAACGGATGTGGTATCTAGATTTGTTCTTGACCCTACCATTATTGGTGGTAAACTAGTCAAAGGATATAAGGCTTTAAACTACACTGTTAAAGGTGTTAAAGAGTTAAATGCTATTCTTACTGGAGAAAAAGTTGGAGTCAGAGCCAATAAAGTAAAAGCAACCTTTAATGACTTTATTGAAAAAACAGATGGTATGGATGCCATTGAGTTGTTTAGAGTCAAGGCTATTAGAGAGTCTGCAAATCCTGCATCCTTTGCAGATATACTTGCAGATGCAAATAAAATTGAAGACATCGCACTTCGCCATACAGCCAAGGCAGATATTATTAAAATGGCAATGGGCGATGCCGATGCTGCAACTAGATTGCTAGCAACTAATCGCACCCTTGCCGTAAAGATTGGTAACTTACAGGACGAAGTTACTGGTGCAAAGTATCTAGGTGCTGGATTAGATAAAGCAAGTGGACAACTTACATTTGACTTAGTTAATAAGGGAACCGATTTAGAAAAAGCCACAGAGAACATACTTCTATATGAAGATGAATTGGCTGAGTTAACTCAAAAATTAAATGCTGAGGCTATCTTAGATCCTACAAGAATACCAGAGTTTAACAAAGTGTCTGGTATTCGTAATGCTATTTCTGGAAGTCAAAAGTTTATTGACCTTCGTGCTGGTGCCGCAGGTGCTCCAGTTCGTGTTTTAACTGGATTTTTCTACAAGCGTCCTAGGGGTTGGATTGATTTTACAGATAATCAATCAGTTCAGACTGTAGATAACCTATTGAGTCGTGTGCGTGGTGTAGCCGATAAGCAAGAAAAGTCTTACGTAGTAGAGATTAACTCTCTAAAGAATAGACTTAACACACAAACTCTTGCACCAACAGAGGTAAAATTACTTAAGACTAAAATCAGCGGCCTTGAAGATGATCTAAAGAAGGCTTCATTTACAACTGAACGCAAAAATGCTTTGTTTAATGAATATGCTGCTGCTACAAATGCAGCAGAACGTGCAAATGCTTTCCAAAAAATTGAACAAGAACTGTTTGATACAGTTGCTAAACAATTTGGATTTGATGAAGGCGATATTCGCCAGGCTTGGTCCCTGTTTTCAGGTGGCCGTGCCAAAGCACACAACATTATTCGTGAAAGAGCATACACTGGTGCCACAAAAACTCTACCAGACGGCCGAGTTGTACCAGTAGGTTCTAAAGCAACGCCTATTCTTGGGTCAGAAGACTTAAAATATATTATTCCGCTGCCATTAAATGAAACTCAACTAGTAAAACAGTTGCCAGTTCTTGATATTGACACAATGTATAATGCTTTAACTCGCTTAACTAGAGCACGTCGTTCAGATGCGGCTGGTGTCTACTATAGAAGCAAGGGTGGGGCAACAGATCTTATTGATGGTCTAGATTCATTAATTAAATTTGAGGTTCTTGCTCGTATCGGTTACCCTGTACGTAACGTATCAGAGGGAATTATGCGTATCCTTACCACAACTGGCCCTTTGGCTATTGTTGCTGGCTTGAAAGAATCTAGTCGCAAGTTAATTACAAATAGATTTTCTGGTGCATCACTAGATGACATTTATCGTTGGTCTGATGATGTAAAGTTACAAACATACCGCGACGAACTAGATGCTATGCGTGATATTGCTGATGATCCTGACTTGATCGCTTCTCAGATTAAAGAGATTGATGGTATGTTAGATGGAACCATTAAAGTACAAGATAAGTTTGGACTAGGTCTACGTGAAGTAGATGGCATAACATATGAAGATGCGCTAGGTGCAACACCTGAGCGTGCTGAATTTATTAAGAATAGATTTATATCTGAATCTGCAAAGATTGTTGATGCTCATTTGTCAAGCAGTAGAAATAAACTAAACAATGTCTTTGAAACTACTGGTGATTTCGTAGTCGTTAAAGGTGATGATCCTAATTGGGCTCAGGCTTACGAGAGAGTAATAAATCGCCAAGTTCGTAACTCTAAAATTACGCAGATTCTTTTACAAAGCAAGCCAAGAGAGCAAGTTATTGATGAGGCCGAATACTTTTTATTACAGACTAAAGAAGGCCGAGACATATTAAAGGTTCTTGGTATGGGTAGAGATGCTCGTTCAATTGTTGAAGCCAATATGGATAACATTGACGAGTTGTTCCCAGCCTTTGCAACTGGATTAAAAGAAATTGCCAAGACTCGCAAGATTACATCAGATGATATTATAAAGGCATTTGGCACAGATACTTTAAACTATCCAGCAGTCAATGCTGCTCAAGTTGGTGCGGCTAATGGATCTCATCCAGCCGTAAGAATGCTATCGTCTATTAGAGATAAATTTTATAAGAACTTTGGAGAAATACCAGAGTCTAATCTTGTTCGCCACCCATTGTTTGTTGATCTATATCGTAAACGTATGGACTCAACAATTAGAAATGCTATTGATACTTATCCTGGTGATGCTATTCCACCAGAATATATCCGTAAACTAGAATCTAATGCACGTCAATGGGCTAGAGCAGAACTTCGTCGTTCTCTTTATGATACATCTGAGCGAGTAGATGCTGCCTATACAATGCGTTATGCCTTCCCATTCTTTGGAGCATTCACAGATGTGGCTGAAAAGTGGAGTCGTATCGTAGTCAATGATCCATCAGTATTCGGTAAACTACAAACTGTGTATAATTCTCCAAACCGTGTAGGTATTACTGAAGAGCGTGATGGTAAGACATACATCAATGTTCCTGGTGAATGGGTAAAGCGTGGTTCATTTGGTTTAGTAGATAGACCAATAGCCATCCCTAAAACAAGCCTTGATCTTTTATTCCAAGGTAACTCTTGGTGGAATCCTGGCGCTGGATGGTTTGTTCAGATTGGTGCATCTCAATTAATTAATGCTATACCCGATTTAGAGCGCAACAAGTTAATGAAAACAATATTACCTTATGGTCCAACTGGTACAAGCCCAGCAGAGTTCACTAAAGATCTACTTATTCAGAACCAAGCACTGCGTAAAGCGTGGGCTAGATTCGATGAGAACGATCCAACACGTCGTAACCTTACGGTTCTTATTGCAATGGAAGAAAATCAAAAGTATGATAGCGGTCTACGCTCATCTGCTCCAACAGCAAAAGAGATTGACAATAAGGTTAAGAATATTCTTGCACTAGAAGTAGCAGCAAGAGCAGTCCTTCCATTTGCTACAAACTTGCGTTCCCCTTATCAATTCTATATTGATGAATGGCAAAGATTGCGAGAAGAGAATCCACAAGATGCATCAGAAAAATTTTATGATACATATGGAGAAGATTACTTCTTATTCACTACTAGTTTGTCAAAGAACAATACTGGTATCGCAGCAACTGTAGATGCAGAGAAACGTTCTAGAGAACTATCCGATATAATTGCAAAAAGTCCAGAGTATGGATGGTTTGTAGTAGGAGATGTTAATGCTGGAGAGTTTTCACCTACTGTATATCAGAGCCAAAGAAATACTCCAGTTGCTCCTGGTAGCACAAAGAAGTTTCGAGAGTCTCAAGATCCCTATGAGGCAGTAGCCTCTACCCAGGTAGAAAAAGGTTGGATTGTTTACAACAAGGGTATTGATATTATAGAGTCAGAGCGCATCGCAAGAGGTTTAACTAGTCTAAATGTTTCAGATGCCCAAGACTTGAAAGAACGTAAACAACAATTTATTGCTGATCTTGAAGTAGAGAATCCTGAGTGGGCTAAAGTTCGTGGAAAGATTGACACTAACAAGATTGTCAACTTTTTAAGATTCTCTCAAGAGTTGACCTTAGATCCTAGAACTAAGAATAGACCTGACATAAAAGCAGTTGCCGATTATATAGATGGTAGAGATTATGTTCGCCAACTTCTTGCAGAGAGAAGCAGCAAGTCAATTGATGCTAAAGATAATGCGGACTTAAAGGAAATGTGGGATACATTTACCAGTTCTTTGCTAGATGAATACATTTCTTTTAGTAGAGTGTATTCAAGAATACTTGAAAAAGACGATCTTACGAAGGGCTTATAATGGCTGGTGGTGCTTTAGATAAATTAAAGTCTGGTAGTGCAACTACTGGTAGCAGTGTTGTTGGCCAAGTATATATTGGTGGCGGAGTAGGTACACAGCAAACAAATGTCTCAGGTGTTGGTATGGTAACTACCTTATCAGATGCAATGACTACCTTTAGCGCTAAAAAAAGATATCTAGAAGACCCTAAAGTTGAATCAGGCTGGTTAGTTACCCTTAAGAAAAATGGATATACTGATGTAAGCCCAGCAAAAGCAAAAGTTTTATATGAATTGGCTGTTGATGAGGCTGGTAAATGGTATCAACAATCTGGTGGCACTAGAAAGATAACACCTGAACAGTACTTACAATGGTATGCTAAGGATTCGGGTATATCTGGTTCAGGACAACCTTCAGTAAGTGTGTCGAAATATCTATTTCAACCTGAAGAGATTCAATCATTAATAGATGATACACTGAAGACATCACTTAATCGCAAGGCTACCCCAAGTGAGACAAAAGAATTCTATACCGCTATTCAAAAAATGATTGACGAAGGTACTGTTACCACCACTAGAAGAGTCGGTGGAAAAACTATATCTGAGACAAAGCCTGGATACTCTAAGGAAAAAGCACAGGCACTCATTACAGAAAAAGTTAAAACAAATTCACCTCAAGACTTTCAAGAAAAACAAAGTTTAGATTTTGGTGACTTCCTTGCAAAGTTGAAGGGCTAATATGGCGGAATCAGCAACAACAGCATATGGCATTACTTCTGATCTAATTAAAGCATTCCCTGAACTACAAAGAGTATATGATTTATATGTAGCAGGAGACCTAACACAGGCTGAATTAGAATACTATAAGACTGGATATTATAGAGGTCTTACCGTTACATCTAAGAATAGGGCTGGTCAAAAGGCATCTCAACCTGGTATATATGCCCAAGGATTAGAGACATATAAGGTAGAACAACGTAGACGTCTTATTGCTAAAGGCATTAATCTAGATGAAACAACATTTAACTCAGTAATTCAAGATGCATATGACAAGGGTCTTGATGATGCTCAGGTAGACCTACAAGCATTAAGTAAGTTTAAGGGTACTTTAGGTGGAGATACCTTAAGCAAGGTACAATCACTCGAAGAATACGCTGATACTTTTGGTATGAGTTATACTAGAACTACCCTAGATTCCTGGTCACAAGGTATATTCTCGGGAACTAATACCTTAGCAGATATTCAAGAAAAGATTCGTAAAGATTCCGCTAGTGCATATCCTGTTTTTGCAGATGATATTAATAAAGGAACTAGCGTTGATGCACTTGCATCTGCGTATAAGTCTTCTATGGCAAACATATTAGAGATTGATGCAGATACTATATCCTATACTGACCCTACATTTCGTAGAGCATTACAGTATATAGGAGCAGATGGTAAGCCAGCAATTAAACCTATATGGCAATTTGAAGCAGAATTACGTCAAGATCCTCGTTGGGATAAAACAGATAATGCTAGATCTACTGTTGATTCGTTGTCACTTAAAGTTCTCAGGGATATGGGAGTAGCATAATGGCTAGACCAAGAGAATATGATGTACCAAACGTAGCGCCTACTGGCCCTACACCTGCTGAATTGGCTGCTGCCCAAGCAGTTACTGCTCCTAAACCATATGATCCAACAGCATTATTATCTGCAGGAAGCGGTGCGGCGGCTGCAGAAGCAGCACTCCAATCAGTACTTGCTCAGGGTGGAACTCAAGCAAATGCAGCATCATCAGCCCGATATACTGGACTAGCCTATGATTACTATGCTAATCAGAAAGCAGAAGCAGATGCAACAGCAGCGGCAGAAGCCGCAGCAAAAGCAAAGGCTGCACAAGATGCCCTTGCAAAAGCCAAAGCAGATGCGGATGCAGCGGCAGGAGCAAATAATGCAAGAGCATTAGCAGCGGCCCAAGCAGCATTAGCAGCGGCCCAAGCAGCAGCAAATGCAGCAATAAGTTTAGCAACAACTACGGCAGCAACCGCAGCACAAAATACCGCAGCAACTGCAGCAGCAACTGCAGCAGCAGAGGCAGAGAAAGTTGCAGCACAACGTGAGTCTATAGGCAAGATTGTATCAGATAGATTTGCTCAATATGGACTAGCATCACTTGGAGTTAAGGTTTTAGAACTTGCTCGTAAAGGCTATACTGAGTCTACGATTACTTTAGAATTACAAAATACAGATGAGTATAAAACTAGATTTGCGGCTAACGCTGAAAGAGTAAAGAAGAACTTAGCGGTCCTCAGTCCAGCAGAATACTTAAGCGTAGAGGATGGTTATCGTCAAACATTGCGTGCATACGGTTTAACACAATTTGATAATGATGCATATGTTCGTCAGTTTATTGCTAACGATATATCGCCATCTGAATTATCTACTCGTGTAGTTACAGCAGTTCAAAGAGTTCAAAATGCTGATCCATTAATTGCTAGAACATTACGCGACTATTATGGTATTGGCGATCTTGATATGGTTGCATATGTTCTTGATCCTAATCAGAAACTACCTCAAATTCAACGTCAAGTTGCAGCAGCAGAAATTGGTGCAGCAGCAAGAGTTCAAGGACTTCAGGCTGGTGTATCTGTATCAGAGCAACTTGCAGCACAAGGTATTACTCAGGCAGAGGCACAAAAAGGATATGCAACTATTGCGGATATCCTACCTACCTCAGAAAAATTAAGCAGTATCTACGGAACAACATTAGATGGATATAGACAAGCAGAAGCAGAGCAAGAAGTATTTAATACTTTAGCATCTGCGCAACGTAAACGCAAGGCGCTTTCTGAAAGAGAAATAGGATCGTTTTCTAGTAAATCTGGAACATTCAAAACATCTCTTTCATCTACACCTAGCGGACAAATATAGAATCCTGTGTGACCAACCAGCCCACACAGCGTAAAAGACTGGTAGCAAGATCCAGCCCGATTCCCCGATTGGAACCTGAGGCTTGCGACTACAACGAATAGAAGGGTGGGTTGCTATGAGCAACAACTACTGGGAT